ACCCGGTGAAGGCATAGGGGGCTGGTATGCGTCTTGCGCGGTTGATTGTTCCCCCGGCGGTTCTTCCTGTCTCGTTGGAAGAGGCAAAGCGGCAGCTTTCCATTGCTCTTGATGAAACAGGGCATGACGAGTTGCTGAGTACGCTGATTTCTGCCGGAACCGATGCCGCGCAGGACCGCACCGGGCGGCAGTTGGTGCAGGCAACATACCGTCAGACCTTTGATGGATTTCCGGCTGTGCTGGAGCTGCCCAAGCCGCCTTTGCAGGCCGTCAAATCAATAACCTACCGCCCGACATGGGACGATGAGCCGGTAACGCTGCCCCCTGCTGCATACCGCGTGGAAGCGGACAGACTCTTTGGCCGTGTGGTGCCTGTTGTGGGATGGCCAGAGGCCGTTGAGGTGGTTGTGGAGTTTGACGCAGGCTATCCCCTGCAAGACGGAGTGCCTACCACACCTGACCCCATAAAGCATTGGATCAAGGTTTTTGTGTCCACCACGTTTGAGCATCCGGAAGCCTTTGTTCCGGGGCGCGTCATAACCAATGTGCCGAACTCTTTTGTTGATGGCCTTTTGGATACCTACCGCGTTGAGGTGTTTGTCTGATGGGCCAGATGATCCGCCCCCGCCATTTTGCCACGCTGCGCCGCCGTGTTGAGACGAAGAGCGCGGGCGGTGTTGTTGTGGAGAGCTGGCAAGATTTACCGCCTGTTGCGGCCACGTTTGAGCCTATGCGCGAAAGCGAACAGCAGCAAAACGGCACCGAGCGGGCAACTCTGACGGCGCGCATCCGTATCCGGTACCGGACGGATGTGAGCACTGCCATGCGGGTAGTTGTGCGCGGGGTGGTCTACGACGTTCACAGCGCTTTTGATGAGGATGGGCGCGGGCGCTGGCTGGTGATGGAAGTCTCTACGGTGGAGGGTGAATAGGCATGCTGAAGGCAAATTTCAGGGATCAGTTGCCCACGGATGACGAGCTTGTGCGCCTGATATCGGAACATGTTGACGAGAACATGGAGAGCATTGCGGCTGATATTGCCACGGAAACGCGCAGGCGCGCCCCGAAGATCAAGGGATTGCTTATTAAATCCGTCAGGGCGCGGCGCTCCAAGTATGAGGGCGGCGGGTACATCGTGGTTGTTTCCGCTCCGCATGCCCCTCTTGTTGAGTATGGGCATGACATTGTTGACCGGCATGGCGTGGTGCGTGGCCGGGTTCGCCCCCATCCCTTTTTCCGTCCTGCAATCAATGCCGTAACCAAGCGTGTCCGCTCTCAGTTCAAACGGACATGGGGGGCTTAGTGAAAGCCTTTAGAGAAGCCTTTTTTAAAGCCTTTGCGGAAGGTGCGGGAGCGATACAGGCAAACCTTGGTGATAGTCTTTATGCCTTTGAAGCTCCGTGCGGCAAGCGTTTGCCCTATGCCGTGCTATCTATCCCCGTTGAGACGGAAGAGAGCAGTTTTACCAGCGTATCCCCTGAATTGTCCCTGCAACTGGACGTGTATGCAGCGGATTTTGAAGCGGTTGAAGCTCTGGCACTCGATATGCGGCAATTTGTGGACGAAACAGAATTTTCCGTACCCGGTTATGCCTTTGTAGCGGCTGAGTTTCAGCAGACTACCCGCTTTCCGGGTGCTCATGCACAGCGCATTACCGTTGAGTACCTGATTACGCTGCATAGGGCGGCGTAGGAAACAGCAATACAGCATGGAGGGTAAACCATGAGTACCGTATCCGGCAGAAAAGCCCGCGTAACCGTTGGGGCATCGGGCGGAACTGAAAAGATCGTTGGCGAGATTTCCAGTTGGGACGTGAATCTCTCTGCTGATGAAGTAGACACCACGGCCTTCGGTGACGGTTGGGGAAAAAGCGATGTGGGCATGAAGAAGTGGAGCGGTTCTTGTTCCGGCTCCGCTGACCCGACTGACGCAGCAGGGCAGGGCGTTATTGAAGAGGCATTCGATTCCGGCGATCTGGTTCCCGACATTCGCTTTTATGTGGAATACAGCGCAACGCCCGGCGATTCCATTGTGTACTACGCGCCGAACATTGCCGCAGACCCCAAGGCCGGTGCGCGTATCAATTCCGCAAGCATCAAGCAGGATAAGGCGGGAGTTGCCACTATCAACTTCAGCTTTTCCGGCTCCGGGCCTCTCAAGCGTTTCATCGAAACCGTACCCAACCCCTAGCAGGCGGGGGGGGCGGGCAGCCGCCTCCCTTGTGAGGAATCTTTATGCGCTTTGATCTGAAAGACTTGAATCCCGGAACGTGGATGGACGTGGACGACGCCAAACCCGAAGAGGGCGCGCTGTGTCTGCGTGTATTGAACTCCGAGACGCGGAGCACGCTGCACAAGAAGCACACCAGCCGGAAGAACGTGCGTGGCCGGATTATTGAGGAGCTGGACGAAGCGGCCTTTGATTCCGGCATGTGGGATTACTGCATCATGGATTGGAAGGGCATTTGCGATGCCGCAGGCAAGCCCATTCCGTGCACGAAAGAAACCAAGGCCAAGCTTATGGCTCAGAGTCCCGTTTTTGCGCGCCTTGTTGCCGGCTTGCTTGAGCAGTTGAATGCCATGAGCACTGAGCAGGCGGAGGACGCCCGAAAAAACTGATTGAGCACGTGCGCCGCTTGAAGGAGCGCCCGCCGTGCGAAGATTGCGAAGCCTTGAAGGAAGGGCGGGGCTTGTTGCCTGATTGTGACGCCTGCACCCCGCCCCTTATGCCGGAGAATGAAGACGCTGTGCGCGTATTTCAGCTTTGCCAAGATCAGTTGATTTGCGCGGGCATGGGCGCACCAATCAGCGTTAACCATCTGGCCGTACACGAGGCAATGCGGCTGTATGACGTAACTGACAAGAAGGATTGTTTTGAAAAGGTGTTGCTGTTGGTCCGAGAAGTGCTGTTAGCCAAGGATGGAGCCGAGTAAATGAAAGTTCCGGGAATGTATGTTGTCGTCAAGGGCGACTATACAGAGCTGAAGAAGGATTTTGCAGAGATGCGCCGCGAAGCGCGGGCCGCTGCCACGGACATGTCCAACGCGCTTGGTAATGCCGTTGTCCCTTCCGCTGTCCAGAACTCCCTTGATCAGCTCTATCAGAATCTGACCAAGGCGCACCGTGGCGCGAATGTATCCAAGGAAGCTTTTGCAGGGCTTGGCGTAACGCTGAATGACAAGTTGCGCCGGAATATCAACCTGACGGATCAGGAATGGATGCAGTTGCAGCAGCGCATGCTTGCCACCAAGGCGCAGCAGCAGGCGGAAAAGGCACTGCAATCTGTAGCCCGCGCCGCGAACCTTTCTGCACGGGAAATTGCCCTGCTCAAGCTGAAGGTTGGGGATACTGACGGAGCCATGCGCGATTTCGGCAAGATTGCTCAGGGGAACTTGAGCAAGCTGAAGTCCACCATATTCAGCTTGCAGGGAGCCATTGCAAGCCTTGGCCTTGGGATGCTGGTCAAGGACGTGTTTGATACCGGATCGGAAGTGATGCAGCTCAATCGCGCCTTTGAGGCCATAACCGGGAGCACCAAGGGCGCACAGGCTGAATTTGCCTTTTTGCGGCAGCTTGCGGATGAGCTTGGCATGAATTTCTATGACCTTGCCGCAGGCTACAAGGATGTTGCAGCCGCTGCGCAGGGAACAGCCATGGAAGGCAAAGGCGTGCGCGGGGTGTTTACCGGCATTGTTGAGGCAGGTGCAGCCTTGGGCATGAGTGCCGAGAATGTGAAGGGCAGCCTGTTTGCTGTTTCGCAGATGATTTCAAAGGGCAAGGTTTCCGCTGAAGAACTGCGGCGCCAGTTGGGTGACAGATTGCCCGGTGCATTCCAGATTGCCGCCCGCGCCATGGGCGTTTCCACCGCTGAACTTGATGACATGCTCAAGAAGGGTGAGCTGTTTGTAGATGACTTTTTGCCGCGCTCGGAAAAGGAGCTGCACAAGACATACGGCGTAACCGCCCGCAAGGCCGCAGGAGACGCCGCCCGCGCGCTGGATAAGTTCAAGGAGTCATGGACGGACATAAAGCTTGAGATGGCGAATAGCGGTTTCCTTGATGATGCCGTTTCCGCCCTGCGTAGTATGACCGAAAGCCTGAAGGACCCGGCAGTGCGCGAGGCCATGAAGGAGCTTGCTTCTTCGCTTGGTTCCATCATTCAGGCCATGGGTACAGTTACACAGTACGCCGGTCTGCGGTCCATATCGGCAACCTATGCCGAGGGTATGGGATTGGTGAAGAAGGGCTATCTGGACAGGGACGAATTTGACCGGGCAGGATTCCTTGAGCGCCAGAAAATGGTTGATGATGCCAAGGCACCCTTTACCGAAGACTCTTCTTCGGTGACGTGGCGGGGCAGGGGCGATGATAGAGCGCCCAAGGTTGAAACAAAAACTGAGACACAAACCGTTGAAGATGCCGCAGGAGCAATCCGGGCTGCAAATGCGGCTTCATCTGATTTTCTCAAGGACTCCAATGCAGCCAAAATGGATAAGATTGTGAAGGCTGCTAACGATGCCATTGCGAAACTACAGAAGGCGCGTTCCGCAGATATAGCCAATGCTGCTTTGTATGATGCGCAGATTTCCGCAGTCGAAGCGGAACGAGCGCGTAAGATTTCCGAACTTGATAAGAAACAAGAGTCGTCTGGTCAGAAGGCAACTGCTGCTCTCAAACAGCTTAACGATGAAATTGCCCGTATGACCATGGGGGCGGACGATCATGCCCGCTACCAGTTGGCAAACGAGGTTGCCGACTATGAAAAGGCGCTTGGTGCCGCCAACCCGCGCCTTGCTCAGTTCGTGGAGCTGAAAGAGCGCGAACTGAAGTATCAGGGCATGGCGAAGCTGAAGCCGCATGAAGTGACCGAGTTTGAGCGCATCAACCGCGGGGACAGTTTTTTCGGCAAGGCAGACGCAGATAAGCGTGCAGCCGAAATGATGAGGCAGCAGGAGCAGGAAAACCTGTCTCTGATTACCGAGTTTGCAGAGAAGCATAGGGAAGTGGTTCTTGGCGAAACGGATTTCAAGATTTCGCAGATTGAAGAGCAGGCCGCAGCCTACCGCAAGGCCGGGGCTGATTCCGTTGCCGTAGAACAGTGGGCAAAGGAAGAAAGGCTCAAGGTTTCGCGTGATTGGCAATCAGGCGCTGTTCGCGCCCTGCGTTCATACCATGATGAAGCCGTTGACGCTGCGCGCGGTTCTGAGCGTGCGGTAACGACTGCTTTTACGAGCATGGAAGATGCCGTGGTTTCTTTTGCCATGAAGAGCAAGTTCTCTTTCACCGATTTTACCAACTCAGTCATTGAAGACATGCTGCGCATGACAGTGCAGCAGAGCATAACAGGGCCGCTTTCAGGGGTTTTGTCTGATTTCCTAGGGGGGATGTTTTCAGGTGGAGCCAGCGCACCACATGTGAACTCCACCCCAGGATATGCAACAACTGCGTTCGGTATGCATTCAGGTGGGGATGTTGGTTTTGATGCATCTTTCAGGCGGGATGTTCCGCTTTCTGTTTTTGATGGCGCTCCAAGGTTCCATAGCGGTGGTGACATTCTAAAGCCCGGAGAAGTGCCGATAATTGGGCTTTCTGGTGAGCGGATGCTGAACCGTGATGAAGCGCGGGGGTATCGTGCCGGGTTGTATATGCGCGGCGGGAACAGCGGCGGCGTTACCGTGAACGTATACAACAACAGCGGAAGTGTGCAGGCGCGCACGCAGCAGCGCCCCAACATGAATGGCGGCTTTGATATTGATGTGATCATTGAAGAGATTGACCGCCACATGGCTGACGGCATCACAAACGGTACCAGCCGCACTAGCGGCGCGATAGAAAGCGCATACGGGCAGACTCGCGCCGGAGGTGTCTACTAATGGCCGATCTGTGGGATAAGGCCATAGCGGAAGCCTATGCATCTGCCCCCGCTGACAAGCGCATTCTCTACACGATTGAGCTGCGGCACCCGGCGTTTACAGAGCCGGTGCGTGTTGTCCATTGGCCCATTGAAGAGCCTGAACCGGGCGCGCACGTGTTGACGCTGGAAACGGACGCCCCTGTGGATGCAGGAAAGGCTGTTTCCTTCATCCATTGCGGCTTTGCCCTGACCCTGCCGCAGCAGTCGGAACGTGCACCCGGTGAGTTCTCGATAAAGCTCGACAACGTGACTCAAGTTCTGACCGAACACCTTGTTGAAGCACGAAAAAACAGAAAGCCCATCGATTTTACCTACCGCGAATACCTTGAAGACATGCCGGAAGAGCCGCAGCTTGTGTACCACGGGGCGCAGATTCGCCGCGTTACCTGTTCCGGGGGGACGGCTGAAGGGCGGGCGCAGTTCGTGAACTGGTTACAAAAGGTCTATGGCAGACAATACACGCCGGGTGAATATCCCGGCCTTGTGCGGGGGCGCTGATGCACTGGACTGAAGCATATATTGGCAAGCAGTGGGCGAGGCTTCCCCGTCCGCCGCACTCGTTCAACTGCGGCGAGCTTGTGCGCCATATCTATAAAGAGCGGCTTGGCATTGATTCTCCGGCCATTCTTGCGGACCCTGCGAACCTTCGTGCCGTGCTTGGCGATGTGCGCAACCTTGACCGCTACGGCGTGTTTTCCTTGGTGGAGCGGCCACGCGAGTATGACGTTGTGTGGATGTTCCGCCGTTCCGATCCTGACCATATCGGCGTGTATGCGGAAACCCCTGACGGCGGCCTTGTGCTGCATTGCCTGCGGGGCCATGGGGTTGTGCTCGATTCGCCCTTTGAGCTGCGCGCACAGGGCTGGAAGGCGTTGCAGTTCATGCGCCATGAGCAAGCGGAGGTGCCTGCATGCTGCTGATGCATACTGCTGGCTCTATGGTGACGTACCGTAAGGAGATGGACGGCGGTGACTGCCTGCAAACGCTGGCTATAGGCATGCCCCATGGTCCGGTTGTATGCGTGCACAACGGCTTTCCCGTGCTGCGGGATGAATGGGCGGGCCGGGTAACGCTTTCCGGCGATACTGTCGTGTTTGTTCAGTTACCTCTTGGAGGTGGTGGGGGCGGTGGTGGTTCCAATCCTATGCAAACCATACTGACAGTGGCCGTGATGGCCGCTGCGGTAGTGTCCGGGCAATGGTATCTGGCTGCATATGGAACAACATTCATGACTGCAGCCGGTGTTACCGCCTATACAACGGGATCGCTGATTGCCTCTGGATTGGTTTCTGCCGGTGTAATGATAGGGGGTGGTTTACTCGTCAACCAGCTTGCCCCCACGCCGCGTATGCCAACGCCTGAGCTTTCCACAGCGCGTGGCGTTGAGGCTGCCAGCCCAACCTATTCCATGCAGCCGGCCAGCAACAGCGCGCGGCTGTATCAGATTATCCGTGAAAAATTCGGGACCAACCTGACAACCCCTGACCTGATTGCGGAACCATGGTGGGAGTATGAAGGCAACGAGCAGTATGTCTATCAGCTTTTGGGCAACGGGGTTGGATCATATCAGATTCATGAGGTGCGCATTGCAGATACCGCCATTTGGAAGGATGGCGAATATACTGGCAATTTTCCCGAAGTGACACTTGAGTTCGTGCCTGAAGGGCAGGCTGTAACCTTGTTCCCCGACAACGTGGAAACCAGCGACGAGGTGAGCGGGCAGGAGCTGCGTGGTCCGAACGTGGACGGGGCAAATAATTGGGTGGGAGCCTTTGCCGTCAATTCTGCCGGAACGGAGTGCACCAAGATAGCGCTGGACCTGATTTTTAACGGCTTGGGGTACATGACTTCAAACGGCATGAGCACGGTAAGCGTTGGTGTCCGTGCTGATTTTCGCCGCATTGATGATTTGGGAACGCCCGTAAGCGACTGGGCTATACTGAAGGAAAAGAGCATTTCCGGTGCTACACGCGACCCATTGCGCATAACGTGGGATGTGGATGTACCAGCGGGGCGGTATGAAGTGATGATGCGCAGGACCACCAACAAAAGCACAAATGGGCAAGTGCTTGACCGTGTTGTGTGGGCGAATATGCGTGCATTTCTGCCGAGCAAGCAAAAGTATGCGCAGGATGTGATTGCCGTAAAAGCGCGGGCATCTGACAGTCTTTCTCAGGCTGCAAGCAAGCAGTTCAAGGTCATAGATACCCGTATGTTGCCCCTGTATGACAGGGAAACGCGGACATGGAGCGAACCGCAGCCCACGAGAAATTGGGCGGCGGCCATGTCGGAAATTCTGCGTGCAAGGCATGGCGGGAATCAGCCAGAAAGCCAGATTGATTTGGATACGCTATGGCGCCTTGGCTACGAACGGAGCGCAGAGGGTGAACTGTTCGATTATGTTGTTGATACCGGCATAACAATGCACGAGCTGATACAGCAGGCAAGCCGCACGGTGAGCGTTATCACGCGGCATGTGGGTACAATGACCAGCTTTGTCAGAGACGAGGCGGAGCGCCCTGTACGATCCGTTTTTACCCCGCACAACATATTGCGGGGGACATTCAAGCGGGATTTCATTCTCCACACCGACGAAACACCGGATCATGCGATCATCGAATACATGGACCGGGACACGTGGACTATGCGGGACGTGCCTGCTGTGCTGCCTGACAATCTGACGGAACAGCCAGCCAATAAAAGATTTATGGGCATAACCAGCCGCGCCCACGCCTACCGCGAGGGCATGAAAGAGTTGCGTATACACGCGTTTCGCAATGAAACCATTGAGTTTGATGTGGAATTGGAATCGCGGCTTGCGTTGCGCGGAGATGTTGCCAGCATATCCCATCCTGAATTTGATTATTCGTCGTGGGGAGAGGTGGTTGAAGCTAGGCCGCTGTTGTCCCTTGAGCTGGACAAAGCGCCGGAGTTTGCAGCCGGTGCCGAGCTGTATCTTGAACTGCGCAGGCCAAACGGCAAGCCGTGGGGGCCGTGCAAGGTTGCAAGCCTGTCAGACGATATCGTGATTCTTGATGAAGAGGATTTGGGCGTGTTGCTGGCACAGGGTGCCGGTGATCCGTTTGAGTGGCTGCGCACGGATACCAATGCGGGCCGCACGGTATGGCGTATGGGCATTGGGCGCAATTTTGCCGCGCGGGTGATCATAACCGATGTTACGCCGCGCGGAATGTATCACGCCAAGATTGCCGCAGTGGTTGATGCGCTGGAAGTGTATGAGCCTATTGGTGCGCCGCCGCCGTGGAACCCAGGCACAAACCTGCCGAGCAATCCGGATGCGCCGGAAGTGACTGACTTGATTGTGCGCGTTGGCGGCACTGCGGAAGCGCCCACGCTGGCCTTGAACTGGCGGCCAAGCGCCGGTGCCGTGCGGTATGTCGTGCAATGGTCCACTGACGGAAACACATGGCAGACTGCCGCAGAGCCAACGGTGAACAGCGCAACCGTGGTCGTAACACCGGGGCAGGTGAGCGCCCGTGTTGCCGCTGTGGGCAAGCTGCAAGGGCCGTGGCAGACGTGGACAGGCACAACCGACATTCAGCCGCCGTTGATGCCTGCGCCGGTACTTGCGCAGCCGTATGCCGGTGGCGTGCTCAATCTCGCGTGGGCGGCCATTGCGGGCGCAGAGGAATACGTTGTTACCGTCCTGCATGGCGGAACAGAGGTGCGCGCCATTGCTCTTTCCGGCACTGCGTGGACCTATGCGGCGGATTTGATGCATGAGGACGGGGGGCCGAAGCGCGCCTATTCCCTGCGACTTCTCGCGCGCAATCAGGCCGGAGACTCAGCCGCTGGCACGCTGGACGTGAATGACCCTGTGCCTTCCGTACCCGTGAACATATCCGGCAGCGCCACAGCCAGCTCCATAACCATTTCTTGGACTCCGGTACCGGGTGATGTGACCGGCTACATAGGCTTGCGCGGGGCAACATCTTCTTTTGCGGCCACGGCTGCCGTTGAGACGAAGACGGTATCAGCGGCCAGCGTTACCTTCTCTGACCTTGCCCCTGATACTGACCACTATTTCAGAATTGTTGCCAAGGACGCATTTGCGGATCTTACCGGCGTGTTTGACGATCTAACCCCGTCCGCCGTGATTACCGTGCGGACCCTCGCGGAGTAGGACATGGCGACCATTGAAGACTATCCCGCAATGTTGCCCAAGCCGACGATGAAGGGCTATGGCGCGCAGCCAACGGACAGGCGGCAGCAAACGGAAATGGAGATAGGCACCCGCACCCGCAATCTGTTTGGCGCTGATGAGACGCTTGTGAGCGTGCAATGGGTAATGGATGCCGCGCAGTACGCCATTTTTGAGGCGTGGGAACAGAACATCTTAGACGGCGGGGCCAAGTGGTTCCGCATGCAGCTTTTGACCGGCCTTGGATTGAATGACCATGAGGCGAAGTTCAAGGAGCGCCCCACGGCAACCTTGAATGGCCCGTTGTGGACTGTTTCGGCACGGCTGCAACTGGCGCAGCGCAATATCCTTACTGCGGATCAGACCCGCGCCATTATCGCTGCCGGTGGATTTGAACCGCTGTCAGATGCGGCAGACACGTTGCATACCCTGATACATGTAACCCTGCCCGGTGATTACTGGCAGGTTCCGGAGGTGTAGTTATGGCAACCTTGCAGGAGCAGTTGAACCAGATAGGCACGGATGCTGACAAACTGCATCAGATATTACACGGGAATGCGGCAACGGATGTGCCTACGGACGGAGGCACGGTTCCCACGGTGCGCAAGCTCTTTTCAGACATATCTGAGCGTGAGGCCGCCAATGTGGCAGAAGCAAAAGTGGCTGCGCAAGACGCGGTAATGGCTTGTGATGAGTTTGCCACTGCCGCAGGTGTGGCAAAGGCCAGCGCAGAAGCCGCAGCGGGCGAGATTAACGACTTGCGCACCAACCTGCTTGCACCGCCCCGCCAGCTTGCCGGTGTACTGGCAGAGTCGGCCACCACAATTGACCTTGGCGTTACCGGCTTCGTCCCTTCCGGTGTAACGCTGTTTCTTGGCGGATCGTTACAGACCTACGGCACTGATTTTACTGTTGACCCTGCAACGGGCCTTGTGACGCTTGCCACGGCATCGGGGTTTTCCGTGGCGTGGGCGGCGCTCATCTGGCCGTATGTGATCGGCGTGTATTCGGGCGGTGGTGAGGCGGGGGTTGTAACGTGGGACAGCGTTACGGGCAAGCCTGCTGCGTTTCCGCCTGCTGCGCACAATCACGAGATTGATGGTGTGACAGGGCTTGCGGCAGCATTGGATGCAAAGGCAAGTGCCGCAGACGTGAACACCGCCCTGAGCAACCTTGCGGCAACTATCCCGGATGCGCTTTCCGAGATGTCCGAGGACACCACGCACCGCACGGTGACTGATGCGGAAAAGGCGGCGTGGAGTGGAAAGCAGGACGCGCTAGCAGCAACGCAGAAGTTGCGGATTGTGGCGAGTACGAGTGCGCCGAGTGGTACCGATTGGGAAGTGTGGTTCCAGCATGAGGCGTAACAGGCTGTACCAGATTATCCGCGCCCATTTGCGCATTCTCCGCGCTGACCTGCCTGACGATGTGCGGTTGCGGATAGCACGGCGCAGGGCGCAGACACTCTATATTATTGTGAGGTGAGGGTATGGAAAGCTTGCATGTTGCTTCTCCTCTTGATGCTGACAATAAGCCGCTATTTGATGCGCATGTTTGTGCATGCGGGGGGATGTGGCGGGTAGATGGAGGCAACTTTGTTGTGACCATTCCTTCAGACGCGGTATCTGGGCTGCTTACTATTGAAGGCGTAGAGGTGCTGTGATGGCGGTCATTTCAAATGTAACAGCATCTGCCCTTGCAGACGGAACAAGGCTGAGTCAGGCCGAAGCCATTTGGGTTCGTTCCGCAGGAAGCGAGTCAACTGAGTTCGTAAAATACGGGGACGCAATATATCAGAACGGACCAAGCGTTGTCAGCACGCATGTCATGAACACTCAGGACCGCGAGATAACGCTGGAGCTTATCGACAGTTATGACGGCGGCAACAGCGGCGGGATGAAGTTCTTTCTTGCGTATAAGGGGGGTAGCAACATTGATGGCCTTCACGTCTTCCATGACGGCTCATCGTGGCGGCTGCGCCGGTTTATCACATACCTCATCACAATTAGTGACGTGGCATTCAACCAAGGAAACGTCCGGCGTAAATGCGTATTACGCAGCGAAGGCGGCAACGTCACGCTATCCGTGTATGACGCATCTGATGCGCTGATAGGTAGCCAAACAGTCAACGCAGCTCTAGACACATATACAGGAGCGCTGCCTGCCTGCATTTACGATGGAACGGGGTATTCAGTCGGTGACGCGGTAAATCGAGATGGTATTGGGTTTGTGTCTATCAAAGTTGACGATCTTCAATCTTCAGGCGGCTCCAATCCGGCAACCGGCAGTATAGCTGTGAATGTGGGCGGCGTGGCAAAGCAGGTGACAGCGGCACATGTGAACGTGGGCGGCGTGGCAAAGCTGGTGACAGCGGCATATGCAAACGTGGGCGGAGCGCCCAAGAAGATATTTTAGGAGGCAGGAATGACCAGAAAGATCGATGGGCGAATGATTGATGGGTTGTCGTCGTATCCTCCGCAGGCCATTATCAAGGCTCCGCTAGGGTTGCGGCCTTCCGGTTTGAGTCCGCAGGATTGCGACGCGCCCGTGGTATCTATGATAGCGGGGGACAACCTCGTACATTCCTCGCATTGGGGACCAATGGGTATTATCCGGGCATCTACAGAGTATACTACATCATACCCGGCATGGAAAATTTGTTCAGCTGCTAATGCTGCAGAAACTGATGCGTGGTTGTCATCCGCTAACACTTTCAGTGGAGGCGTGGTTGTAGACTCTGTGAATGGACAATGGGTAGAAATTGAGTTTCATACTCCGCGTTCGTTTGATCGTATTTTTATGTCCACCGTGTATTACTCAGCGTCATGGGCTAACGTTACTCCGAAAGACTTTCAGGTTATCGGGAACGGCGTGGTGCTACTCGATAAGGTTGGATATGTGCCTGATGCACTTGGGAGCACGGGAGAGTTTCTTCTTACCACACCCGCTGTGAATATTAAGAAGCTGCGCGTCAAAGTCACACGTATACAAAACAGCGTTGCAGGATACGTAGCGATTGGGAAACTTGAGTTCGGTTTCACGGATGCAGTTGCAGGGCACCTCACCATTCCTGCAGGTTTACAAGTTGCTTATGCTGAGAACGGGCAAGTACACCCTTCGGATGAGCTGAATGCCCCCATTGATGTGGACCTGACCGCAGAGTCTGACGGGATCAAGCATGTATACGTCGATCCGGATACAGGTGGGACAATTGTAAGTGCGGGCTTTACTGATTTGGTGCCTCTTGTTGGCCCTGCCGTATATACTCCGCAGCAAGACCAGACAGACGTAACATCAATAACATCTAGCAATACCCCGTCTGCGGGTGCTCTTCTGTCATTGGTAAACGGCAGTACAGCCAGCTATGTGCAGTGGACAGTTCCAATGCCTTGGGTTGAGTTCAATGCCCTAAGCGGGAAGCTTATGAGTGCATCGTTGTATGCCCCTCGTTCGCAAAATCAAGTGCCTAAAAGTTGGGTAATAGAGGGATACAACGGGTCCGCTTGGGTCACGGTGGCATCACAGACAACTGCAACAGTCAACGATTGGGTCGAGGGCGTCTACAAGGACATGGTTGTTTCTGATAGCACCAACTACTATGAGAAATTCCGCCTGCGTGTAACCGAGTCATACGGGTCTGGTGTTATTTTCACAGACATAAAGCTCGCAACAGAACTTGAACGCGGTGATTTTTACAACCACGCCACTGTGAACATGCTCGACAGTGCAGATGCCCCTATCCGCCGCGTGTACCTTGGCAGTGTTGTGAAAAACGGTGGGACGATTGTGGCGGTCCACTGCAATGCACTAGGCAGGAGAGTGCGTGTCCCCGCAAACGGTGGGGCTAATCTTGTAGGTAACACCATATACTCAATTGTAAATCCTTTTGGTTACGATGGAGTACGTGTGGACGCTAAATACAAAAAAGATTCTGAATGGCGCCCTCATCCCACAATCTACTACTACGGAACAACTGGCTATGGGAGGCGATACGGCAAGTTGGACTCAAGTAAGTATGAATGGGGATATAAAGATTACGTCGATAGTGATGCAGC